CTGCCTTTTATCTGCTTCGCTCAAAACGGTATTTCATCTTCATCTAAATCAATAGCAGGCAGAACAACGTCACCGACCTTGCGGCTGTTGGTAGCCACTTTGTTGATTGGCTTGTTGCGGGGCAGGCTCATTATAAACTGGCACTTGTCCGTGCGGTGCTTGATATTGTTGTGCAGGCTGTTGATAACCTTGATTTGCTTCACCGTTGCTTGATTGAGCAGGTGGTTGGTACTGTTGCGGTTGCGGTTGTTGCGGTTGTTGATAGCCCTGATTTGCTTGAGCAGGTGGTTGGTACTGTTGCGGTTGCGGTTGTTGCGGTTGTTGATAGCCCTGATTTGCTTGAGCGTTGTTTGATTGGTTGTCGCTTTTCTTGTCAATAAATGTCACTTGTTGCATCTTGATTATCACTTTTGAGCGATTGGATCCGTCTTGTGCTTGCCAAGTTTGCTGTTCCAACTCTCCTGTAATGCCAATCATCGAGCCTTTATAAAAATATTGATTGACTAATTCAGCAGTTTTGCCAAATGCCGATACATCAAACCAACTTGTTTTTTCTACTTTTTGTCCATCTTTTTTATAACTCTGGTCCACTGCAATACTAAAAGATGCAACAGCGCTTCCACTTTGTAAATATCTTAACTCTATGTCTTTGCCTATTCTGCCGACTATGTTTACATTATTCACTTGTTTTCCTTTTTATCTGTACTACCAAACCCACCATTACGCTCATCTTCACTTTCAATTCCAAAGAGGCTTGACTTGTGTTCTAGTAGAATTAATTGACCTATACGGTCACCTTTTTTGATTACATATTCTACTTTATTGTCTGCACCACTATGAATATGTTCTAATGCTGGATTATCTTCATAAGTACCATCAGTTGCATTACAACTCCAACTTATAGGATTATGAATATTCATCTTAATTTCATCCACAAAATCAAGGTCAATCACTCCTACACCATTAGCAAGCATTAAGCCTTTAGCAGATAACGAACTTCTTATCATTAATTGTAAATAGTGAGATTTTAGAAATTTGTCTTTTATATGAATTAAACTATCTTCTTCAGAAACATCAATGATACCAGCCTTAAACCTTTTTTTGTGCCATCTTTTCATATCTTTAACCATTGGCACATTTTCTAAAAGGCTATCTAAATCAATCGCAATACCAAGCCCTACAAGCTTAGTCTCTCCTGCTCCGATAGTTATATTCTCATTTGCATAAACATCCACACACGCAGAATATTTGCTGCCTCGTGTTGGCAGTATTGCATCATTTGTTACTTTTTTAAACATTTAACAACTCCTTATTCTCATAAATATTTCCGATAACTTCTGTTTTATTTCCAAAATCACAAATAATATATTCTGCTAATGGTCTTGCATCAACAAGTTGAAGTATAAAACACCCGTTTACATACTTAACTTCTCCATAAGCTCCAAAATGTTCTTTAACAATATCCCCCTCGTAAATCTCCACGCCGTTTTTGTCTTTTAAGCCTGTGTATTGAAGCATTATGTAGTTTTTTGAATTGAAATCTAACATAGTCTGATAATTTAAAAATGTACTATCTAATAACATTTTTCTAGTATTTACTTGCCATGCTCTAAACTTAATCTCACGCATCTTCAATAACCTCATACTCATGCTTTTGAAACTTACACATAGTTCCAAATATCTTTACCGTGACAACTTTTGTTTTTGCATCGTAGTGTTCAACACTCAATATAATTTTATGATCCAATAATCTTATCTTCATTTTTTTACCTTTTGTAGTAGATTTAGTTTTTGTCTTTTTACACCTGTAACGCTTGATAGTTCATCGAGTATGTAGTCAGACACCTCATAGCTTGTCATCTCTATATCTCCACTGTATGCATCAAATGCGTAGGCTTCCATCTGCTTGTCGTGAATGTTTGCATGTTTGCTCATTGCATCTGCATAGAGATCGTAAAGTCGTATGGCTACAGATACGGCATCTATTCGCATATTTTTATCTATAAAATGATTAACAGATTTTTTCCAAACTATGTTTGCCAGTATTGTTGCTTCATCAAACTCTTTTGCATTTGTCCTGGAGCGTTTATACATAAACTTCTTAATACGTCTTCGTATCTCATTTATAGGCTTTTTCCTCTCAGATGCTACTTTTGGATCATAGTTTGACATAATGCTGCCAATGATAGAACTGATCATGATTGCGTTTTGAAGTGGTGTTGTTTTAGTTTCCATTTTTCATCCAAACAGCACAACCGCCTTTTGCTATAATCTTCATGCAGAGCTTTTTTGCATCTGGTTCATTGTCAAAATAGCTATTGGACCATTTTCCGTTGAATTGTTCTTTGCAAACATAGCTATTTGGAATATTCATCAATTCTCTTTCTTTTCTCTTTTTTAAGCCTCTCAATATTTTCTTTAAAGAGTTCTTCTTTTTTAGTTGGCTTAATGCCAAGCTCTTTGCATTTTTCTCTATACGACTCGTACGCATTGTTAAACATCCTTTCATCCTTATTTTAGTAATTTAAAAAGCTTGAGTATTTTCTCTTTTTGCTTATCTGTCATAGGCTCATCAAGGAGCTCATACACAAGCCATTTTGCTTCTGTTACTACTTCTTTTGCATCTTTTAGCAGCTCTTTTACACTTGGCTTTCTCATTACTTCTTCCTGGTGTAAAAGTTTCTTAACGTGTAGTCTTTATGATCTACATAGTCATCATTTCCGCCACGCACAAACCATCTGGCCAAAACAGCTATAAGAGCAGATATGACCAAAATCCATACGACTATTACAGCTGTCTCTTCCATCATTTATCCTTTTTGTGTTACAATTTCTTTGTTTATTATTTTGAGACGTCATTTTGAGACATTTAGAATAACTTTTCGGCGAGCTGCTCTAACAGCTCTTCGAATCTCTCAAAACCGCTTTTAATCCGTTTTGCCATTTTGATCACCTCCATCATCAGTTTTTAAACACTCTGCATATCTAATACAGCTTATGTTTGTAGATATATCCATCAGGATCTCAGATAGTCCAGCTTTGCCCTCAGCTTCTGCCAAGTATTGAAGCTTCAATGCTTCTCTTTCAAGTATGTCTATCACCTCATATTTTGCTTCTAGCATGGTGCTCCTTTGTATATTCACGGTGGAGACTTTTGCTATAATGTTGTTGCGAACACATAAATCAACAAAAGGCTCCATAATAAACATAAGGCTTTTAAAATGACTGAAGAAGAAAAATACTCTACATATGAGCAAAACCTCAAAGTACATCAAGAATCAAAACGGAACATACTGAATATAATGCTTTCAACATCTATGCCGCATCAACTGCAAAACATAAAAACCATTCTTTGGATAAATCTTCTCTTTGTTGGATTGGCAGCACAATATCTTCGAGATATTCACTTTAGTGTTTATCATCTTTTTTTCTACATACCCGTTGTAGTAAGTGTTTCTTTATTGCTTGTTGCCATGCTAAACAAACGCTTTAAGTGGTACGGAGGTTATGATGATATAGACTACAGCTATACTCTTTATGAAGAAGATAAACCTCATGCATCAATGCTTGCAACATTACTTAAAAATGATGATATAGCCATCAAAGAAAACAGAAAAATCATGAAACATATAGCTACATTTATGCACTATGCTCTTTGGAGTACTCTTGTTGCGTTTATATCATTTATTTTCATAGTTGCTTTAAACCAAGACTACAAAGGAGGTGATAAAATCATGGCAGATGGCAAGAAGATAGAAAAGCCGTCGCAACAGCCGGTAAACACTACGCCGTCAAACGAAAGTTCCGAGCGAAGCGACAAAAATCCTACACAGCAAAAGTAAGCCTAATGGCTTACTTAATCATCAAACAGTGCTATTGTCATAAACAAAAGCAGCATAAGCCACCACCAATCTTCCATCACTTATCCTTTAAATCTCTGTGCAACACATATCAGGGGGAATCTATGTTGTAGTATCTATGGGACTGCTATGTGCTGCATCGAGGTTTATGATATAATTTTTCAAAAAGGTTTTTTATGGATGCTTCACTTGTAAACATCAGTATAAATGTAGGGCTTTTAGCAACAGGTTTTGGAGCTGGTTATATGGTCGGTAAAAGTAGAGTACCAACAACTGTTCGCCGTGAATGCGATATATGGTTTGAGTACAATCCAAAAAGTTATGCTTCCATAGAAGTGTACTATCAGGGAAGCAAAATAGTTACCAACGGTTGCCATGCCCTCATAGGCAAAAAGTGCAAATACACAGATAAGAAGTGCATTTTATTATAATCTTGCAAATATCAAACCTAATAAAAAACCAACTATCAGGTAGATTACGCTTACATCTTCCATGTTTTTAATCCTTTTTTTAATCTCTGTGCAACACATACCAGGGAGAATCTATGTCGTAGTATCTATGGGACTGCTATGTGCTGCATTGAGGTTTATGATATAATAATTACTTTAGGAGTTGCTATGATTATGTTAAAAACAGAACCATTTGGTAATGAGTGTACTTTTGGAATTAAGTGTGATGTTTGCGGTGAGCCTATCCTCACGCATCGTGATGGTGTTTTGTTTTTTAAACATCATGAGGGTGAGAATGGATTCATACGCACTTTATGTGCCCACAAACAGTGCCAAAATAAAATCCCAAATGTAAAATCACTTGAGTCTAAAGATCTTACAGAGTTTTTTGAAGTTTTTCTTCCCAACTTGAGATTTGATGAGGACTCTTAAATCTTCCATCTCCTCTTTCATAAAATCATCGGAGTGAGTTACTATGTGTTTGAGTGGCACTCTTATGCTTGATACCTCTCTTCTGATGTTGTAGTTGTCTTTTTCTTTTTTATCATTATAGATAAATATTTTAAAGTCATCACCACGATAAGGGTTTGAAGCTATAAACTCTTTATACTTTTTTTCTCTAAATTGTCTTGTTTCTTTTGACATTTTGTATCCTTTTTTTAAATCTCTGTGCAACACATACCAGGGAGAATCTGTGTCGTAGTATCTATGGGACTGCTATGTGCTGCATCGAGAGTTAAAAACCTAACACCGCTTGAGAATGTTTTGGTACTGTTTATGTTTAACATGCTGTATGACACATATAACTATGTGCTACTCCTGCGTCAGCTTCTTTAAGTAAATCAACACAAACAAGTTCCACTTCCAAGGTGGTTTCCTTGTTTGGATAAGAGAATATTAACACTTTGGTAATTAAATAGAGCTTAAATTATTAACGCTTTGGTAATTTTATAAAGATATAATATTTTTCAATAAATTTTGTTATCAAGGGAGTTTTATATGAAGACTATATTTGCTGTTCTTATTGCGTTTATCTTTATTGCATCTATAGCTGATAATGAAGAAGAACTTACAAGATATATATACTCTATACTTGGTGTTGCCACTATATTTTTGATTGTATATATTTTAAAAATTCGTCAAAACAAAAAAAAGATAGCTTCCTTTCCTTTTTCATTTTATTCAAAAGTTGTTGGTGTGACATATGATAATGATGATGGTTCAAGTAGACAAGAAAATATAAAGAAGTACTTATCTGTTGGTGATGAACTTCATATAAAAGTGTACAGCTATAAAGGTGAACCTGCCATTGCGCTTCTGGCAAAAGAAGGAAGAATAGATACACAAGTAGGACATTTGTCAGCAGAACTTGCATCTGAAATAGTATCCCTACCTGATGATGCTGAAGTAGCTGTTGTTGTAAAAGATATCACTGGCGGAACAAAAAACAAATTAACATTTGGAGTAAATGTCGAAATACTGTCAACGCATAAAATATAATGCAAGATAGTTTTTGATTTTATTTACTAATAAAGAACATTTTATACAGTTTATTTAAAAAATTAAAAAAAAGAAAGGTATTTATTTGTGCTCTAACATTATAAATGATTTTACTATAGAACATGCAAACACAGTCAACAGCATAGGTCTTACATGTAGTCTTGAAAATACTGTGTGTGATGAGGATATAAGATCTGACAATATTGAGCTATATATAAACGATGAAGTCATAACAGAACATATGAGTATGGAATTTTTTAAAGATGAAAAACTATTACATCGTGATGAGAATGGAAAGGTATGTAAGGTAGGGTTTATTTCCTTAATGCGAGAACATAAGCGACATCAAATCACAAAAAAATTGCATGAAAAACACTTACAAATACTATCTGACAATAATTTTAAACAGATGCAACTGACTGCTATTTTAGATGGTCTTGCCGTATGGCCATTGCTTCTTTTTAAATTTGAAACTCAAGAATTTAAAGAGATGTGGGTAAATGAAGTATTTACTTATATGATAGAAATATTAGGATACAATTCTAAAAAAGCAAAACGATTAAGTAATGCAGATATGCATGATATAGCTCCTTTGCTGAGACCTCAAAATAAAGAATGGTTTAGCAACTGGGTAAAAAATAGTATGGCATTGCGAATGTATAAGGATATCCGATGAGTTTGCAGTTTAAAAAGTTTGAAGTAAAAACACCAAGCGGTGAGATCATCTTTTTTGCGTATGTTGCAGACAAAGAAGCATTTAGAATAGTTCAAGATGCGACAGGCGGATTTGAAAAGATATTTGTATCTCTCATAAAGGGAGAATTCTCCTATTCACTATATAATGAAGAAACAAGGTCTATAGAAGAGTACACTATCAATACAGGTGATGCACTGCGAAATATTAGCGAGTATATAGAAATACTTCCAACATTTTCACATACGCAGGCAAGCTTAGATGATGCTGCAATTTATCATCAGTACTCTTTGCATTTTCATGGTGCAGACTACAATATGCACAAAGGAATGGAGCCTAAATCTCAAGAAAAAGTAATGCTTTTCTTTTATGCAATTCATACTATTATGCACTATTCGCTTACACTTGCAGCAAACAATCCACACTACAAGCCGCAAAATTTTTCAACGGCAGAGGCAGCAAGTATAAAACTGGATATGTACAGCACTGTTGACATGACAATTTTTAAAGAAGCATTTGTTTATGTTTTAGAAGATTTAGAATGTGGATCTGCAAGGCAGCTTGAAACATTAAGTGAAAATATACAAAAGGTTTACAAAAAGCTTTTACAAAAGTTTTCTGAACTTTCGAAGTTTCATAATCTTGATTTACTTAAAGTTACACTTAACGGAAGAGTTTATACCATTGATGATTTTAAAAATATTGCAGAATTATCACAAGGTATCATGCAAAGACCATTGAGCACTACATGTGTTATTCAAAGTGTAAAAGACAACTATAGAGATGACATGTATGATGCACTTGTTGCTGATACAAAAAGCTTTTCTCATGAAACAACATGGAAGTATGAAAAAAACGAAGCACTCAGTAAGTTTTTATACTTTAAAAAGGGTGAAGTTGTAAAACTTTCAGGAATGAAAGTAAGCGAACACATACGGTTTCTCGATTCTGTAGAGTTTTTAAGAGAAGATTTTGACATGACAGATCATGAGGTTGAAAGACTTCAAGAAGGCAGAATCAATGTATCGACATCAAGAAAAAAGATAACACTCTCTACTGCTCACCAACAAGCTTGAGGCGTGCGGAGACATTGTTAAAGTTTGTCTTGTTCACGCCTACAACCTTTGCAAACTTCACATCACCAAACATATCATCATCTATGCGAAACACTGTTGTCTTAAAGTGCTCGTTTGCATTGACAGGCTTGAGCATCACTATGCCGGCATCTTTGTTTTCTACAAACACTTTTATGGCACTCTCACCATTGACACTGTAGTAGGCAAGGTCTCCGTGCCTTGGCATAAGAAGCGGGTCACAGATGACCTGGTCGCCGTTTTCTATCTCAGGAGCCATACTCTCACCATCAGCTACAACACAAAAGAGCTTCTCATGCCACTTATCGGCTGAAAACATACAGTAGCTGTCCTCTATCTGCAAAAAGTTTTGCTCAGCATTCCCGCAGGATGATGTGCCTATGATAGGTATCTTTTTGACCGGTGTTTTTGATTCATCTCCAAGAAGATAACTCTCATCTACATTAAAAAGCTTTGCTAGTTTTGGGATATGTTCAACTGAGAATTTTCTTCCTTTTCTATTTAATGTATCGCTTAAATGAGGTGCTTTCATCCCTATATATGTTGCTACATCTTTTCTGGATATGTTATTTTTTTTAATCAAATCTATTACTTTGTCTACCAAATCCATATAAAAACCTTTAAATAATTAACAAAATGATAACATTATAATATTACCAAAACAGTAATAGTTTAAGCTGTATTTAATTACCAAAGCGTTAATATTTGCACATGGAAACACTAAACACAAAAAAAATCAAGCAACTTTTAGAACAAAAAGGTGAAAAACAGCTCTCTTTTGCTCACGCAACAGGACTGCAACCCGGAGTGGTTAGTGCTGCATTTCACGGCAAAAGAGAACTCCCTATGCGAAAGATTTTAAAGATAGCATCATACTTCAATGTTTCTCCTTATGAGATTGTATGCAAGAATGATACTACAGCTCAACCTGATAAATCTACTACAAATCACAACAAGGATGTAGCGTAATGAAAAACAAGGCATTAAAAAAGGCTGTTAAAAAGTCTGTAAAAATATTTAAGAAGTACGGTTACTCTGTTACGAATAAAAACATAACAGAGAGTAGCCATTTTATAGAGATGAGAATCTCAGCAGAACCACTAAAGGAAAAGTAGATGTTTTACTTTTCTGCTATTTTTTCTAAAGCAGCGGCGATTCTTTCTAATGTTTTATTAGAAGCTTCCTGCGCTTCACGAAGTTTTTTTAACTCTGCTTCTATACGAACTGCATATCCATCTTGCATTTTAGTATGTCCTTATGTTTATTTTGTTTCTCTGTGGAGAGATTTAACAATTATATCACAAGGGCATACTAAAGTGAATGAAAACCAAAACAAGGATGCAGCATAATGAAAGAGTACATACACAACAAACGGCCAAAAGAACCAAAGCTTTGCACGATGATTCGCCGCAGCATATCTCTAAACCGTAAAGAGCTTGGGCTTAGTTTTGAAGATGTGGCAAATGAGCTAGGTCTCAGCGAAGGTACACTCTCAAACAAGCTCAAACCTGCAAAAGCTGAAAATGATATGACACTCAGTGAGTTCATACACTTTCTTGAACTTACAGGTGACTTATCTTCTCTTGAATATATAGCAGGACTGTTTGATATGGTCCTTGTCAAAAAGAGTGTAGAGAAAGCAGATGTAGCAGATATAAACTTACTTGTAGATGTTGCCAACATTAAAAACTCTGATGTTTTTCGTGTTGTAAAAGAGTCTATGAGTGACGGGGTTATAGATGAAGATGAACAAAAGAGCATACTTGAAGCTCTTGAAAAAGTGCAAAAAGCAAATGCAAGACTAAAAGATCTTGTGTTACACCTTGCAGAGAAGGAGTAGGGCATGGCATCACCATTTAAACAGGGCTCTCAAGCAGATAGACTCAACAAACATTTTAAGTCTGGAAAGTCACTTACACATGATGAAGCATTTGCTATGGATATAGGAAGACTTGCACAGCGTATGCAGGACTTAAAAAAGAAGTATATCGAGTACACGGGCAAATGTCCTATAATGGTTTATGATGAGCCAAACAACAGGGGTGGAACTCGTGCTAGATACTTTTATAAAGGCGCAGGATCTCCACTTGAAAACAAACCTGGTGTAAGAGCATACTGATGCAAGACAATCTTTATAACATAGCGTTTGAACGAAGCATACTAAGTTCTATCATCTTTGACCCTGCGATATTTGAAGAACTTTATACTATGCTGCGTATTGATGATTTTTACTTACCTGCACATCAAAATATTTACCGTGCCATGTGTGAGTTAGAAAGTAAAAATTTACCAATAGATGAAGAGTTTATAAAAAAAGAACTCGTAAAGCACAATGCATTTGATGAGAATGTAATACTTGAAATACTTATGGGTAATCCTATCGCAAATACTAAGGCGTATGTGGATGAGATTGTCGATAAGTCTCGTGTAAGAAAACTTATATCTCTCACTACCACTATTAAAAAATCTGCCATAGAAAACAATGAAACAAGCGATACTATCATAACCAAAGTAGAGCAGGAACTTAACGCCATCGTTGAGATGGACTCAAAAGACAGTGACTTTGGCATAATAAGTATAGATGATGTAGAAGATGGTGAAACAGAATTTATACTCAAAGAGTGGCTTCCCATACCAAAAGGAACAGTTACAATTATAGCTGCACCAGGTGGAACAGGTAAGTCGTGGACCTCAATGCAGTTAAGCATACGACATGCACACGCAAGTGGGAAAAAAGTGGCAGTATGGCTTAGTGAAGACCCTCTATTTGAGTCTAAGTCTCGTGCAGCTGCTATATGTAAAGATATTTTACGAACAGACAAAAGCCTTAAAAATATACGCCTTGTTTCAAGGTCTCCTATACAACTCATTCAAAACAAACAATTTTCATATGCAACCTTTTATAAGTTTAAAAAGAACTTTGCAGATTATGATCTCATCATCTTTGACCCTCTTTTAGCATTTTACGGATCTGATGAAAACGACAACTCAAGCGCAAGAATGTTTATGCAGCCGTTTATGGACTGGGCCAGAGATACAAATAAGTGTATCGTCTTCCTACACCACTCAAGAAAAGGTGGTGATAACACAAAAAGCAATGCAAGAGGTGCAGGTGCTTTTGTTGATGCTGCAAGAACAGTTTATGAGATAAATAAGATAGATGATACAAATGAATCTAATATGAGAGAGATAGTGCTCACTAAAGATAACTACGGAGCGATAAAACATCTCAAACAGTTCAAAGTAAAGAGGGAAATAACACCGCAACCAGTGGTGGTATGTCATGAAACAATATACGATTCTTCTCAATATGATACTGGCTTTAAAATCAATCCAACATATAAAACTGAAGAACCATCTTTAGTAATGGAAGGAGCTCAATTTTTATGAGAATGAACTATAAAACATACCCTACAGATTATGTGCAGGAACTTAATCAAAGCAGAGGTGTACAAGGACGAAAGAAGTCACGAGCATTTTTAGAGTACTGGAACGACATGGAACATGGAGATCATAATTCATATGGCTTTTATGCAAAGAGCTGGGAAGTATCAAAAAGTACAGCTCATGTATGGATAGATGAATTTATGAAAGAGATTGATGTTTTTCTTGGTCATTGGGATATCAGAAATAAGAGACACTATAACTATGCAAAAAATCAAGCCGAACGACAGCCGAACGAAACGAACGCCAACAAACCCCAAAATATAGGAGTTTGCAACAACCCACCAAAACGACAACCGAACGAAGATTTTAATTACTATAATAATAATACGCGCGGCTTTTTATTTGATAAAGACTATATAGACTTTTATTTCATATACAGTAGAAATACAAACTATCCAGGAAGTAAAACAGAAGCTTATGAAGCATTTGTAAATACTCATGTAAATGTAGATTTATTGAAGCTAGCAGCCATAAAATATTTAAATGATCAGAATGTTCAAAAACCTGTTGGTGTTAAAAAGTTCTTAGAGAATGAAGTGTATCTTCCTTATATGCCAAAATATATGAAAGTTAAAAGTGGCAATGAATGGTATCAGGGAACATACAATGATAAGACTTATGAACTAAAAGCTCCTGATGGTGGAACACTTGGAACTATTCCTCCTAAAATGCTTGTTGATTTGTTTGAAAAAGGTGAGATTATGTATCTAAAAGAATTGGAGAAGTGATGGCAAATATGGTTGAGATAGTTGAGAGAATGAAAGATATACTTGCAGATAAGTATGAAGATAAGGTTCTTGATAAGAACATTGCATATGAGCTTGGAATAGCTCCTGATAATTTAGCAGCAAAGAAGTCACGAAACTTAGTTCCTTATGATAACCTCACTGCATTTTGTGTTGAGCATAAAATTAGTACTGACTGGCTATTTTTTGGAATAGGTGCAAAAGAGAGAGACTATGCCAAAAAAGATATGTAATCAAGTAAACTGTCATGCTCTCATTCCTATGAGTGAGAGATATTGTCCTAAACATAAGAGAGATGTGACAGCAAAAAAGAACAGTGATTATAATAAGTTCAAGCGCAATAAAGCACATCAAGCTTTTTATAACTCGACTGAGTGGAAGAAAGCAAGAACTATAGCAATGCAAAGAACTGGTGGACTTTGTGAGGAGTGTATGAACTTTGATTTAGTAGTTAAAGCTGATGTAGTGGATCATATCATTCCAATATCTCAAGACTTTTCAAAAAGATTAGATCAGACGAATCTCCGCCCACTTTGTCACTCTCATCACAATAAAAAAACAGCTAAAGAAAACTCAAATAAGGGAGGGGGTCTATGATTTCTACAGATGTGAAGTCGTCCGTATCGACCTCACAGACTTCTCTTTACAAACTCTATTTTCAATGGGGTGGCTATTTTTGTGTATTTGTAGCTGTTTTTTTAAGGTTAGTATGTTTTTTGCTCAACCTTAAACGAGGAGTGTAGGTATGGCAAAAGGGATAGATTGGGATTTCATCCGTTCTGAGTATGAGGAGACTACTAAGTCGATTCGCCTCATAGCTAAAGAAAATGATGTGTCTCACGGTGCCATACAGAGACGCGTGAAAAAAGAGGGATGGAAACGGAGTGCAGCAGTAGAAGTTATAACTGATAAGGCTCTTGTTGGAGCTAATCCACTCCTGGATAAAGTTGCCATACGAAAAACAAAAGAGATCATTGATGCTTTGGGTGATAATTACTCACCTCTTGATGAACCTCTTGTGGCTGCCTTTGCTTTAAACTATTCAAAATGGATTGAAACTCAAAAGATTATCAAAGATGAGGGGTCCATTGCTGTGAGCTCAAAGGGGAGTCTCTATATTTCTCCGTATGAAAACCTTGCGAAAATGTATGAGAACACTTTTATTAAGATAGCCGGCTTACTTGGACTCTCAATTTCTTCACGCAAACGTATTGGTATGTCTACAAAGCCCGACACAGAGGAGGCTTCATTATTTGACATAAGCAAAGAGTTACTTGAGTGTGATGTCGATGTCTAAAACAAAAAGTGACAATCGTATACCTTACTACGAAAAAACATTCCAAAGACATAGAAAAGATTTAGTGGCAGTTGAGTCTGGTTTGCGTAATGATATTCGATTCAATAAGAAGTTGGGACTAGCGTATATCGTCATCATTGAGAAGCTATGTCATTTTGAGGGCGAGTTAGCAGGGAAGCCTATTGTGCTTGAGGAGTGGCAAAAAAAAGCTTTGGTTATCTGCTTTGGTTGGCAAAAAAAGCGACTTGATAAAGATGGAAAACCATTGCTTCGTGATGGTAAGCCACAGTGGATACGCAGGTTTAACACTGCATTTTGGTTCATAGCCCGTAAAAATGGTAAGAGTATTTTAGCTTCAGGTGTTGCTGTTGCTGAGGCTGTGCTTAGTGCTGAGTATGGAAACCAGATTGTATCATTTGCAACAAAGAAGGACCAGGCTAAGATTGTGTGGAAAGGGTGTGAGAGAATGGTAAGGCTCAATAAAGAGCTCTCAAAAAAGTCTCTTATAGCATACTCAACCATAGAGATAAAACCAACACAAACGACAATCAAGCCGCTTGGGCGTGATTCACAAACAGAAGATGGGCTAAGTATAGGACTTGGAATTGGTGATGAAATACATGCACATTCTGACCGCGGGATGATAGAAGTTGTTGAATCGTCGCAAGGGGCAAGGCTTCAACCTATGATGTTCTATATAACTACAGCAGGGTTCAACACTGCATCGGTAGGATACCAGGAGTATGAGTATGCCAAAGATGTTCTTGATGGCGTTGTAGAAGATGATAGCTACTTTGCGTTCGTCTGTGAGTTAGATAAGGATGATGATCCATTTGATGAAAGCGTATGGTGCAAAGCAAATCCAAACCTTGGCGTATCAAAAAGTTATGACTATATGCGAAAGATGGCAAAACAGGCAAAAGAGCGAACGGAAACACTTAACAACTTCCTCGTAAAAGATTTAAACAGATGGGTAACAGCTGAGGAGCATTTTATAGTGCTTGATGATTGGAATGAATGTGGTGTTGATAGCTATGATGCAAGTGATGTTGTAAGTGTGTTTCTTGGTGTTGACTTGTCTCGTAGTGATGACTTCACAGCAGTTGCAGCAACGTATATGTTTGCAGATGGAACTTTCTACACTACGCAGCACTACTATATACCTGCTGAGAATGTAAGAGAGCGCTCCAGAGAGCTTAGAGTTCCATTAGAAGCTTGGATACTCAAAGGACACATTACTGCAACACCTGGTGCAACTATAGACCTAAAATATATTGCTAGAGATATTGTGCAGATGATAAACACGCAAAATATTGATGAAATTTGCTACGATCCTTACAGAGCTGCTACATTGATATCTGAGATAGAAAAAGAGAGTGGCTTTGAAAACTGTGTGCAAATACGCCAGGGATATTTAACTATAAGTGAACCAACTTTTAACTTCCGCGATTATATTAGGAGCAAAAAACTACTGCATGATAAAAATCCAGTTACAAGGTGGATGGTTTCAAATATGACAGTAATTACAGATGCTGCTGGTAATGTTAAGCCAGACAAAACAAAACAAAATAGGAAAATAGATGGGTGTGCCGCAATAATAAATACCCTTGCCCGTGCAATCGCTTATGAACCTGAAGAGGAGAGTGTTTATGAGAGTAGGGGTGTAAGGGCGATTTAACTGTTTGTATTGAGGTTGATTTGAATTATTTTTGTTTTTCACGCTTTAGTAGCTCTTTTTTCTTTGTCAAGTGTGAATATTTTTAGCGAAATTATAAATTATATACACACTATACACATATTTTTAAATAGATTTTAAGTCTATAATGTGTATAATGTGTATATGAAAGGAGGTGAAAAGATGAATTCAAAAGAAATCATCAAACTTTTAAAACAAAACGGCTTCAGGTTAAAGTCCCAAAAAGGGTCACATAAAAAATTCATTAAAGATGAGAAGATAGTTATCGTTGCTGACCATGGCAAAGATGAAGTTCCACTAGGAACACTCAAAAACATAGAGAGACAAAGCGGACTTAAACTCCGCTAGGCTCTTGAAAATTTAAATAAGGAGAAAATAGATGGAGTATATAGCATTTATCTACAAAGAAGATGATACCTATGTAGCAGTAGTTCCAGACTTGAACTTTACTTCAAGCTATGGAGAGACTTTTGCAGATGCTGTGCATAATATCATCGAAGCAAGTGAGCTGTACTGTGAAGATTTAAAAACTTTACCAAAAGCCTCCTCTCTTGAAGAGCTGCTTCAAAGAGATGATTTGGATCTTCCAAAAGATGCTATTCCTCAGCTTATCAATGTCAAAGTTGAAAAACTGAAGCGAATAAATGTGATGATGCGAAGCGATATTATCGAAATTTTGCCGCAAAGACTTGTAGAGTTTAACGGAAATCGCAGTGCATATCTACAAAATTTAGTCATAAATGACCTGAAAAACAATAACATAGCCATTTAAAAAGTACAAATTTCACCTCTTTTTCCCTCTTTTTGAGGGAAATTTCACAACAACATTGCATATTCGCAAGCTTTTTTAAAATCTTTCTTTTTTTGATGTAGATTTCTTTTATGGAAATTTTTAAATACATCATAGCACTTTACATATTTTTTGCACTTATCATCGGAGCATTTGCTTATGCTGCTGCACTCTCTTTCCCTGCTGTGACAAATTACGCTTACAGTGGAGCACTTGTTGTACATGCTGTTGTGATGTTGACACTTTTTATACTTGAGATTAAAAACCCTCCATTAAAAGAACAAAAAAGTGAGACAGTATGAGTATTATCTCACGAATGATGCAAAGAGATGCTGTATCGACTTTATCAAAACCGACAGAGTGGCTCAGCTCTATGTTTGGAGGATTATCATCTTCTGGTGTTCATGTAACAGCAGAGAGATCACTGCAACATACTTCTGTTTATTCGTGCGTAAATATTCTGAGTGAAACACTCTCAACACTTCCTCTTTTTCTCTACAAAGAGGAGATAAAAAACAAAAAAAACATCAAACAAAAAGCAAAAAAACATCCACTCTATACACTTTTACTTGATGAACCAAATGAAGATATGACATCGGTTGCATATATACAGCTCGTTATGCTTGAACTTACATTAAGAGGAAATCACTATTCGCAGATTGTTCGTAACAAATCAGGTAAAGTAACTGCAATTAACCCTCTTAAAAATGAACTTATGCAGATAGTTCGTCTTGACAGTGGAAAACTTGTATATATCTACCGACATACGACACTTGGCGAAGTGCCTCTTGAAGCAAATGAGGTACTACACTTTAAAGGGATGACACTTGATGGCATCATAGGTATCTCTCCTATCACATATAACAGACATACCATCGGTGCTTCCATCGCTATGGAAGAGTTTGGATCTACACTTTTTAAAAACGGTGCGACACCATCAGGTGTGGTAAGCGGTGAGGGTGTAAAGTCTATGAGTGATGGTGCATTTGAGCGTTTCAAACAAAGCTTTAGAGAAGCGTACACCGGCATTATGAATGCAGGTAAACCGCTTATTCTTGAGGATGGATTCAAATTTACTCCTATTACTATTTCAAACAGAGATGGCCAGTATATAGAATCTCGTAAGTTCACCAAAGCAGAAATCGCATCTATATTTAGAGTACCACTTCACATGATAAATGAACTTGATAAAGCAACTTTCTCAAACATAGAACACCAATCCATCAAGTTTGTAACAGATGCCATCCATCCCTGGGCGGTTCGTATAGAAAAAGAGCTTAAAAAGAAACTCCTAACAAAAGAGGAGAAAAAAAACTACTACATGAAGTTCTCTCTTGCAGCACTTTTGCGTGGAGATATCGGTAGTAGATACGCAGCGTACGAATCTGCCATCACAAAAGGGTGCTGGATGAGCAGAAATGAAGCACGTGAGCTTGAAGATTTAAACCCTATAGATGGACTTGATAAAATGATAGTTCCGCTAAATTTTGGAAAGGAAGGTGACGCTAATGGCGAAAAAACAACGAAGTAAGGCTGAAATTATCGCTCGCATGAACGAAGTCGGTGTGATGAGTCGTTCATGTGGTCGTATGGTTCGCCGTGTAAGTGCAAACACACAAGAACGAGAGAGCGTGATAGATGTAGAAAATCGCTCAATCCCATTTATATTGGTAAGCAATGATAATGCAGGAGAGAGATATGACTGGTGGAATGATGAAGTATATATTGAAGAACTTGACCCAGACGGTGCGCGTCTTGATGAGCTTAGAACATTTTTCAAAGACCATCGCCAAGCAGTCGATACCGCCATAGGACGCATAGAAAATGCCCGAGTTGAGAGTGGAGAAATAAAAGCAGATGTTGTTTTTGGTACAGATGATGATGCATCGAAAGTTTTCACAAAGTACCAGGACCGCATTTTAACAGATGTAAGTGTCGGATACTATGTAAACGACATCATCGTAACCAGTAAAAAAGATGAACCAGACCACATACTCGTAACTGACTACACCTTAGTTGAGTTGTCGGCTGTGTGGAAAGGTTTTGACAAAGGTGCGACTATGGGTCGTTCACACTCAGCAAAAAAAGAGGCTGTAAAACTACGAAATACAGATGTACTTCGTAAAAAATTCAATTTAAAACTAAAGGAGATCTAATGAACAGATTAGAAAAACTGCGTGCAAAACTTGCACAACTACAAGGTCGCATGACAACAATGCTAAATGAGAATCCCGATGGACTCGATGATACACTCTCTTCTGAGTATGATCAGCTTGAAGCTGATTTTGATGCAACTCGTGCTGATATTGAAAAAGAAGAAAAACGTGTTGCTAAACAACAAGAGCGTGAAACATTTATGGCACAACCTCAAAGAGCTGCACTTGTTGAAACTGGTGCAATTACAGGTGAAGTAGTGCAAGATACAAACGATACCGACTATCGTTCTGCATTTTGGGCGGCACAAAAGAGAATGCCTCTTACACAACAGCAATCTCGTGCTTTAAGTGTCGGTGTTGATGCACAAGGTGGGTACCTTGTTCCAGAAGAGTTCCAAACAACAATCATCAACAAGCTTACAGAAAAATCATATATGAGAAATCTTGCTACTGTAAGTGTTTCAACATCAACTGAAAATATTCCTATTGAGGGTGCTGATGTTGCATGTGCATGGCTTGATGAGGGTGAAGCATATCCTGTTGGCGATGTCGGTGTTGGTCGTGTTGTAATGAAAGCATTTAAAATGGGTGTTACTATTAAGGCTACTCGTGAACTTTTACAAGACAGTTTTACAAGCATTGAAGCATACATAGCTATGAAGTTTTCAAAATCTATCATCAAAACAGAAGAGCAGGCTTTTGTAAGCGGTGATGGTACAAAAGGAGCAAGAGGTTTCTTACTTGATGCTACTCTTGGAAAAACTGCCGCTGCAAACAATGCAATTACAGCTGATGAGATCATCGACCTCTGGGGTTCTTTAGATGAAGATTATGCAGGTGAAGCACACTGGATGATGAATAGAAACACACTTGTATCTATTATGAAGCTAAAAGATGGTAACGGTGACTATCTTGTAAACAAGGGTCTTAACGGTGCTCCGTCAACACTTCTTGGTCGTCCTATTGTTATCAACAAAAATATGCCAGACATCGGTTCTGAAACAAAACCTATCGCATTTGGAGATTTCTCTTACTATTTCATCAAAGATAGAAAGGTTATGAACATGGTTCGTCTTGATGAGCTTTATGCTGCAACAGGGCATGTAGGCTTCCAGGTAGATAAAAGAGTTGATGGAAAACTTGTTTTACCTGAAGCGATCAACTACTTGCAAATGGCAGAGTAAAAGGTTAAGTGATGAGTACATTAGAACTCAAACTGCTAACTGGTCGAAGTGGACCAGATGGCAGTCATGCACCAGGTGACAAAATTGATCTACCTGTAAAAGAGGCCATAGCTCTTATTGATTCACATCAAGCGGAGCCTATGAATAAAAAATCCTATGAGATTGCAAAGAAAAAACTGCAATCGATTGAAGATGAAGTAAAAGCAAAAGAGGCAGAGGCAAACGCAATTTTAAAAAAAGAGACTCTTGAGTTGGAGTTGCGTGAGCTTTACGAAAAAGTTGCATTAAAAGTTGCAGAGATTGAGGGAATCGTCTTAAATGATGATGAGATTAAATCTTTTGTAGATGAAAAAATGCAAGGCGAACCACTGAAAAAAGAGGAAGATAAGTAGATGAAGCTCAGACTCATTACTCCGCCATCATCACTACCGATTACGCTCGATGAAGCAAAAGCGCATCTTCGAGTGTTGCACAGCGATGATGATACATACATTACTTCTCTCATAGAAGCGGCAACTGCTCAGGCTGAGGAGATAACATCAAGACAGTTTGTAGAGGCTACTTGGGAGTTGTATGTAGATGGGTTAAGTGAGTCGATGGAGCTCGCAAAATCTCCGCTTATTTCGGTTGAGAAGATAGAGTATGTACCAGATGGAAGTGATACTTTTGTACTTCTTGATGCTTCACTGTACAAAGTAGATGATATCAGTGAACCTGGTATTGTTTATAAAAAGCGTGATGTGAGCTATCCGAGTGTTTCAAATGAAGCAAACAGTGTGAAGATCACTTTTAGAAGTGGTTATGTTGGCGGAGTTCCTGCACCACTAAAGCAGTGGATGCTTATTCGCATAGCGACTATGTATGAGAACCGCGAAGAGATAGTTATTGGAACAATAACATCATATCTACAAAATGAGTATAACAACTTTCTTATATCTAAATACATAGTAGGAAGATTATGAGAAGCGGAAACTTAAAGCACAAAATAATCATTCAAACATATTCTGAAACACAGAATGATTTTGGCGAGGTTGTAAAAGGCTGGGAAGATTTTAAAACAGCCTATGCTTCTATAACTCCGTTGAGTGCTAAAGAGTATTACAAGGCAGGAACAAATGCCGAAGTTTCCCACAAAATAGAGCTGAGATATTTAAAAGATATTAAACCAAAGATGCGTGTAATGTTTGGCGCTCGTGAGTTTAGTATTGAAAGTGTTTTAAATATCCGTGAAGCAAACAAAACTTTGCAGTTGATTTGTACAGAGGTTGTTTAAATGGAAGGCGTAACAGGCTTAGATGAAGTTTTAAAAAAACTAAAAAAACTACCTGAGCGTATTCAAAAGAATGTAGTTGTCGGTGCAGTTCGTGCAGGCACTAAGCCAATTGTGAAGGAGGCTAAGGCATTAGTTCCAACAAACACAGGAACACTGAAAAAAAGCATTGGAGCGGTAAAGCGAAAAAGTAAAAATAAGAACATTATTCACTTTTCAGTTACGCCAAGAATTAAAAAAGGTGGGTGGTATGCTCACTTTGTTGAGTTTGGAACTTATGCAAAACTTGACCATCCTATGAAAAAACAGAGAACTGGAAAACTTGGCAAAAGAAGAGAAAAAATAGTTGCAAAAGGACTAGGGATAAAACCGCATCCTTTCATGCGTCCAGCCTTTGAGAAAAAGGGCGAAGAGTCAATAAAGTTTGTTAGAGAGTATATGAAAAAACGAGTTGATAAGGAAATAGCAAAATTATGATTGAGAAAGATTTGTTTAACACATTGAAAAATGTGTGCGATAGAGTTTACCCAATGATGATGCCAGATGATGCAGCTTACCCCGCAATCACTTATCAGGTCGTTTTTGATGGTGCAAACCAAGCAACAAACGGAAACTTAATGAGTAGAAACGTTCGCTTTCAAGTGGATATTTACTCAAAAAGTTATAGAGAGTCTAAAACTTTAAAAGATGAAGTTATAGCAAGCGTGATTGAATTAGGGGGAGGAAGTATTTCCGCTCAAGACCTCTACGAAGATGAACTAGAACTGTATAGACAGTTGATAGATTTAACTATAAAAAGGACATAACATGGCAATCAGAACTTCTGGTCACAAAGTAAGAATTAATGCCAAAGATGCAGGCGACTTGCAGTCAATCGGCAGCATTAAACAAAAAAGAAATATCAAAGAGTATGAGGCAATCAACACCGGAGTAATAGTTCAGGCAATCGGAAATGTTAAAACAGACCCTCTTGCAATTAGCATCCTTTACAATCCAACAGATGATGCCGGGGCGAAAGAACTCGAAACGGCTTTCAATGATGGAACCACAGTTCCTTTTGAAATTGAGTTATCAGACACAGCAGGGAAAAACGGAACAACTTTCGGATGGACCGGTGCGGTTGTGTCTGACTTTGAACTAAATCAAGAAGAAGACGGAGACGTGCTTGCCTCTTTCACTGTAAATCTCAACGGTGCGCCAACAATTACAGCGGCAGCATAGTATGAAAATACAACTTGATTATAAAATTGACATTGATGTTCGTGAAGGCAATAAGTCAAAAGAAAAGCTCTCTATCTTTTTCAGAGAGCCAACAAGAGACGAGAAGTTAAAGCAAAAAACGCTAGAGAAAAAGTTTGTAGATATTTACAAAAAAGCACAGAAAAATATAAACAAACAACGCTCTTTAGAGAAAAAAGCAGAACTTTATGAACTCAATAGTGACTATGACAAATCACTAAGAGCTATTGAGGAAAAAGAGACACTCGAAGAAAAAGCAGAGTCTCTGTTTGAAGAACTTGAAGAAATCGGCGGTGAAGATCAAGACGCATTCGCCGAAGAAATTGCCAAACAAAGATACGAAATGCTTGTAAGCGGTAAAGACAAAGAGAAGCTTGAAGTGTATGCCGAAGTGAAAGGCTATGTTGCTTTAATGCGTGATTTAGATATTGCCAAAGCAGAACTTGAAAAAAAGCAGTCTGGCGAATAGCAGTTGCACTAAAGGGCGATAAAAATGCAGATGAACTTCTTCCGTTTGAAGTTTATCTAGCAAATATTGCCGCAAAGTGTGAATTTAATGATGGTGGGATGGGTAGAGTTGGTTTTCTTTATGACTCAGCCAAAGACCAGTTGAAGTGGGCGAGACTAAGTGTGAAAAATCACATAGGCACAATCTTCAAAGTAGGGCAAATTTTAGCTCTAAGCGAAGATGATTATAAAAAAGCAAAGGTAAAAGCTATGAAAATGAGTAGTTCTTCAATAGCGGAAACTTTAATAGCAGCATTTGGAGATGGTAAATAATGAAACCAGTTGGAACAGTAATTATAGATGTTAAAGCGGACACTGCAAAGCTTGTTAACGGAATGGATAGAGCCGAAAGCACAATAAAGCGATCCGTTTCAAATATCCAAAAAACCATTCTCACGCTAGCTACAGCTTATGTCGGTATCCAAGGTGTAAGAGCTTTTAAAAATATGATTGATGATTCTCTCGATGCTGCAGACTCTACAGGGAAACTCGCCCAAAAGCTAGGCTTAACAACAGACGCCCTTTCCGAATATCAATATACAGCTAAATTCGCCGCAGTAAGTAATGGAGAACTCAACGCAGGACTTAGTGCCTTAATTAGAAGATTGTCAAATTTTCAAAGAACAGGTGGCGGTGCTGCAAAAACTGCTTTTCAAGAACTAGGAATAAGTGCCGAATATGCTCGCAAACACTTTACAAATACAGACATAGCGTTCAAAGAAATATTAAAACGCCTTGAGAAGATGCCCGACGGTTTCAGGAAGACGGCAATTGCTCAAGACATTTTTAGTAAAAGTGCAAGTAGTATCATGCGTATCACATCAAGTGACCTGCAAAAATTTAGTGAAGAAGCCAAAAAGATAGGCATTTCAATATCGCAAAGCACTTACAATATGGCAGCAGCATATCACGACCAAATGGATCAGATAGATGCAAGGATGAAAGGCTTTAAACGAACCATTTCTTTTTCGATGATAGCACCGCTTGATGCAGCATCCAAAACAGCTTTAACTTTTATTGATAATGCGTTTGGTAGCGATGCGACAAGTAAAATAAAAGGCTTTGAAAGTATTACAGTCACGGCTATTTCTAATATTGTGTACTCGCTCGGTTTTATCAAAGACGTTGGCACGGGAATTGAACTTGTATTGGACGGTATTAAGTTGGCTTTCTATTCTCTTGCAGGAGTTGCGGCAGTTGCGATTGAACCGGTACGAGTGATGATTAACAACATGATTGACGCTTATAATTATTTAGCTGATAGTCTAGGACAAGATAAAATAGGGTTTAAATTAGAAAGCAGTCTGCCGGATATAGCAAATAAAATAATATCAATTAAAAACGAAATGATGCATCTTACAGGGGAGCTTCAAAATGGAAGGATATCTGCTGAAGAATATAGTAAAAAATTTATAGCAAATTTAGCAAAGGTAAAAGAAGAAGCAAAGCATACTAAAAAAAGCATTGCCGATATTTCAAAACCTGCAGAAACTAGTATTTTTAAGACTAAAACAAAAGAACTGTTCGCATCCCAACAAGTATGGGAAGATTACTACAACAAGTTAAAAGATTACAAAACTGCTTGGCTTGTTTCTGATGACCGCTCAACTGCTACGACAAACGCTGATTTGATGGGGTTAAAAGGTGCTGATTATGATAAATATGTCAACAGTTATAAAAACAACTATCTTAAGAAGTTAGAAGATGCAAGCAAAAAGACATCTAAAGAGATTAACTATGTTTTCACTAACGCTTTTAAAGGAATGGAAAACACTTTAGTTGATTTTGTAATGACTGGAAAAATGGATTTTAACTCTCTTGCAAACTCTATCATA